CAACCCTAACTGGTGGAAAAGTTTTGAAAAGAATCTACCAAACTTTAGACGTGTAGAGTTTGCAGGAGGAGAACCGCTAATGGATCCACAGCACTATCGAATCTTAGATATGCTGAAGCCTTACGGAAAAGATATTGAAATTAAGTATGCAACTAACGGAACTACTTTAGGAATTAAAGGCGGGAGATCGATACACGAGTATTGGCCTCACTTTAAATCTGTTGCTGTAAATGTATCCATAGACGGCATTGGTCCTGTATATGAGTATATTCGTGGAAATGGTAACTGGCAAGATGTAGTAAAGAACCTACAAGAAATACAAAAGATACCTAATGTAACTAGAATAGTCGGTGCTGTTGCTGTACAAGTAAGCAATGTAATGATCTTAGATAAGATGATAGAATATTTCTTAAATGAGTTAGGAATTGTATTCTATACCAATATGGTGCAGTATCCAAATGTGCTATCTGCTCAAACATTACCTCCTTATCTTAAAGGATTAGCAATACAAAGATTAGAGTTTGTTAGGGAGCGTGTTCCAGAATTTAAATATGTTAAAGAAAATCCTATTTTATTGAATATTACTATAGGCCAAATTAACGGTATTATAAACTTCTTAAAAGCCAAGGATGAAAGCTATCTATGGAATGATTGCGTAGAATTTAATCGCCGATTAGATAAAACCAGAGATCAATCATTTGAAGGAACAACTCCGGAGTTTAAACCGTATGTTTAAGGTTACATCAAAATGGCCGCATCAAGATAGTATTAAGGTTGAATGGAATCTCGGCAAACGTTGTAATTTAGATTGTGCATATTGCCCAGCAGAAATTCACGATAGTGTTAGTCCCCATACTAATATAAAAATACTATTAGATACCGTTGATGCGTTAGCAGAATTAGACAAACCTATACGTTTAAGTTTAACAGGTGGCGAACCATGTGTGCATCCTGACATAGAAGAGTTGTTAGAACATGCTAAACAGCGGTTAGATTGGGTTAATGTAACTACAAACGGACTTCGAGACGGTGCTTGGTATGCCGAACGTGGTGTCGATCACTACGTGTTTAGCTTGCACTTTGACAATCTTCACTGGGAACGTGCATTAGCAAATATTATTTTGTTTGCACAGATGAACGAAGATAGGGATCGAATACCATTTCAAGTTAATGTAATGGCGCATCACAATCACATGCACAATGTTAAATTAGCAGTCTCCAGTCTTCATAGAAGAAACATCAAATATGTAATACGCAGGATTCGCTGGACAGAAAGACATGATTGGTTTGATGACATGCGATACAATCAACTCGACTTAGATTGGATTCTGTCAAATGATTCTACTGCATTACCAAATTGTATAATAGACGATGAAAAATACATGCATGCCAATGATGTTATCAAACATAACCTTAATCAGTTTGAAGGTTGGAGATGTAGTGCAGGCATAGAAAGTCTAATGATCAATTGGGACGGAGAAGTACACCGTGCTACCTGTCGCGTAGGTGGCAGTTTAGGCAATATATACGATGGAAGTTTTGAACAACCGGAAGAATGGGTGACTTGTACACGAAAATGGTGTACTTGCGCTGCTGATATACCTTTAACAAAATGGAAATAAAAGTTTTAGACGTACACAAGTATAAACGTTTTTTTGCGTTCGGTCGTAGTTTCACAGACTATTTGTGGCCTACCTGGGCAGACATCATTGGCAGAGAAATACCCTATTACGAAAACTGGGGACACGGTGCTGCTGGAAATCAAAGAAAAAGATAGGATGCCTAAAGAATTTATTAGGCCTCAAGTTCAACGATTTTAATATATTTTTTAGATACATGATTTTCAGTTGGACAGTAACAACTGTCTTGTTTACAAATAATAGGGTCTAAATTAGGCTTAAACTCTAAACTGTCAAAAATGTTATATTGACCATTAAATAGTTCTTGTCCGCAACTTGATTTAAGTTCTCCATTCCAGTCAATATAAAGACTTTCAATGCCCATGTAGCATTCGTAGCCTTTAAAGTTTATGTCATTGTTGATAATATAAGTCTCTGCACGAGCTTTATATTTTTTATTGTCGTTGATATATACGCTTTCGTATAGGCGCATTGTTTTATCTAACACTAACTTAAATTGTTTTATAAACCACCAAACTGAAGGCAAACGTTTAATGCCGATTCTCATAAACTTATTTTGTTCTTCGGAATAAACAGGAGTATACCTATTTGTCGGTGTTATCTTTTTAGTTTGTATTATCCAAGGATACTTACTTGTCTGCTTCATAGTCATGATATCATCTATACAGCCTTGCCAATCAGACGGGTCCATGAGAACATGAACTGTTACCTTCTTGTCAAACATGTATACAGTATCCGCTACTGATATAATATGATCCACATCTGCAAACTTTTTATGATAACTAATCGATACGTTGTCTATTAAATCTCCGTTTTCCTGCCACCATCTTAGTGTCCTTGAACCGTTAGTTATTACGCTAACATATACATTATGCTTTTCTTTAATACCTTTAATAAATGTGTCAAGTCCGGACCATATCGTTGGTTCGCCACCTAATAGCCTCAAATGAAATCTTTTTTTTCCTAAATGAGTTTCATAATAATCAAAGATATTGTTAAAGTTTCGTATCAGTTGAGTAACATTAGTTGGAAATCGATATGTGCCTTCATTAGATCCAGGAAAACAATATTCACACTTATAGTTGCAGACATTAGATACTGCCCATCTTACGTCTAATACATCCTTGGGCTGGGTATTTTTAATTTCTGTTATCATAAATCTTTGAGATCTTTAAATACTTTTCTGAAATCTGTTCCTCGAGTTGAATCAGTTACAGACAAATAGTCTTTTAATGCAGGAAGTTTGTTACTCCAATCTTCTGCGGTCATATATTGTATTAACCCTTGCCATCTTTTATAACCATAAGGGTTTGTCATAAACTCAGTGTTGTCTCTCTGCTCACCGCAAAAAGCATCGATACGGTTTTTAACTTCTTGTTTAATATCGTCGGGTAGTACTCTAACATTTAAATAGCTTGGAAGATAAACTATATGAGTTCCTATCAATCCAGCACCGTATGGAGGTAGATTAATCTTTTTAAAATTTTGCGACTGTTTCCACTTTACTAATTCAGGAATATATAACACGTTAAGTAATTGGACTGCACATGCAATATTGATAATAATATTATTCGGAGTATTATCAAGAATATGTAAATTCCTTACAACATCATTCCATTTGCTCGGATATCTAATGTATTCATTCTTTTCTCCAACTGCATCTAAACTAAAATTAAACTTAACTTCCTTGAAGTGTTTCCAAAGTTCAAAAAGTTCGTTGGGCAACTCTAAACCGTTTGAGTTATATCGCAAAACACAGTTCTTAGCAGAACCTGTCTCTACCATAAACTCTAAAATCTTATAATGCTCAGGTATTAATAAAGGTTCTCCGCCAGCAAAGTACAGTTCTTTAATATTTTTAGACTGCGTTTTCATAGTGTCTAAAAAGCTGCCTTTTTGATACCAGGTATAATCGAAACTGTTATCCCAGTTCTGGTCATTGATAAGTTCGATAGTTTTATATTTAGGATATTGAAGTTTCCATTCTTTAATCCAGGCAGAACTATCATGGGGACTACACATAACACATTTAAGCTGGCACATGTTACCTAATCTTAAATCAAAATAAGGTATATTTACAGGAAGACTGCCGTCTGCACCTGTGGTTGCTACAACACTACCTATATCAATGCGTTCTTTCCAAACTATGTTTTCCCACTGTCGCTTGCTAACAATGCCTTTTGATTCTTCCTCGAAACACTTTGTACAACTATTAGGAATCTCGCCGTTGAGCATTTGCAAACGTGTCTTACGCATTTGCGTAGAATTCCAGACTTCATCTATGGAATTATTTTTTAGATTTAAGATCTGATCATTTTCCTTAACAAGTCCAGCATCTTTAACATCTTCCACGCCGGCGCCGCTTGCGTTAGCAGTGCAACATACTCTAACATCGCCATTGGGCCTTGTTGCCAAATGAATCCAAGGCAAGACACAAAACGACGATCTATTATTCATTTTTTCCTGCCAATGATCATAAAACGATTATACTTTGGTGTTTCTAACGTACCTCTATAAAACGGTCGTATCTTTGACATTCGAGTAAAATCGTCAATATCTGTAGAGCAACGAATATGTTCGTTTAACTCAAAATAGTTATTGCTTTGTAATACTACCCACGCATCTGAAGGAACATTCTGTAACCATTCTTCATAGTGTTCTTGGGTTATGTGTTCGCAACTGGTGTTGATAACAATGTCTGCTTCATACTTGTAGTTGCACATGTTGGCGGTAACTGCTTCAAATCGTCCTTCCATCTCTTGACGTTTGTTTATTGTTGTAGCAATTTCTTTACAACTTGGATCAATATCAACACTGGTTATTTTAGTAATCCCCATCTCTGAATTAAATAGGAGGCTTGCAAGTACACCGTTCCATCCGCCATGAATAACAATGTTTGCTGCTACAGGATTAAAAGGAAGTACATCTTGCAAATTTTCTATAAGCCATACTTTGCTTCTAAGTTGTCCTTTCCAGAAACTTTCTAACGTGCGATAACGATCTTCGCTATTGCGAATAGCGTCCATCCAAAACATTACATCTTCTAAATCAACTTTCATAGTATGTATTCAAAGTTCTGACAGGTGTTACCTTTTCTTAAAAAGGAAGCACCATTACTTAAATGAAAGCGTTCTGCCATTTCGGTTAAAGGTGATAGTGTAACAAATCTTGTTACTTCAGGTTGCTCTCTTTTAATTTTTTGTGCAGCTTCATTTACAATAGTTCTACCAGCGCCCTTTGTGTAACTCCAGACCGTGTAAAATGCTGCAACTTCTATTCCTACAGAATTAAGGTCTTCTTCTGTTATAGGAACTTCTTTTGTAAATGCTACACATATGATAGCATCAATGGCGTTTGTATCATCATTTTCTAAGACTAATACTTTTCTGCCATCATTAAGCCGCCAGTTAGCTGATATATGTGGTCTAACAGGATCATCAGATATTAGATGCAATTCATCTGACTTTATTTCTCTAATCATTTTTTCTCCTTTGGTAGTTTAGAGTCTGCAGAACTTAAACAACTAGGAGTTATGCATCTTTCTGGGAGAGCAAAAATTTTAAATCCGTCTGTTATTGTACCTAATAGAGCATCGTGACAACTATAACTTCTCTTAACTTCATTTTCTCTAATTACAATCCCTTGATATCCTGCATTACACTTCCAACCAGCGAATTTGTTAAAACCAAATGCGTTAAATCGTTCTGCTTGATCTATGTAATACTTATTTCCATTGGCGTCTTGTAACTCCACATTCAGGATTTTGGTTCCGTCCCATTGCTGTGGAAATCCTTGCTGCATTCTGTGGATTTGATCTGCTGTATAACCGGACACCACAAATGAAGCGGTGGGGTCGGATTGAGGCTTGAGTGTGACATTAATGCCTCTGGCGGCAAATCGTTCCAAACGTTCGTAAAGTTCGTCAAACTGTTCCGGAACCATGACTTGATTGATTGTAACAAAAACACCATCATTCATTAATTGAAGACATTTATCTCCAAACTCCTGTTCTTTTGCAAATTCAGCGTGATAACTTGCTGTTATGCTTCTACGTTGAAGCGACTTTGTTGTTTCTATCCACCTTGACCACCATTTGCTTCCCGGGCTTAGATTTGTGGTCATGTGTATACTTTGATACTCGGGCGCTGTATCGCTACAGTAGTGCTCTATGAGCTCCCCAAAGTATTTATAGGCAGTGGGTTCGCCACCACTAAAACTGAAGTGGAAATCAGTGAATCCGTTTGTACGAGCCTGTTCTTTGATGTTGTCAATCGTGTGTTTGTAAACTTCTAAATCTTGATGATCTACTTTGTCGCTACGGGCATAGGGCCAGCAATACGAACAATTATAATTACAGAATCTTCCTAATATCCAAGAGACCGTAAACAACTTTGTGTCTAACAATGTTGTCTGACCAAACTTTACGATTTCGTTAAATGGAATATTTGTTATTGTTGTCATATACTAATTTGCCACACTGTCTTGCACACGTCATACATTTATCCTTACCGTGCCAATATTCAGATAATA